AACCGCACCATTTCTATTTACTGTTTAACAGATTGCAACGCATTATAACAAACTGTAACGCAAGCAGTAATTATCTAGCAATTTAGAAAAGGAACAATAACAAATTGTAACGTATTGTAACAACAATTTGCCCCTTTTCTGCCCCTTAAAAAAAATAAATATTTGCCCCTTTTATATGAGGGTTGAAAAAAGCCACTGCACATGATGCGGTGGCTCATTTTTTATTTATTTGAAAGTACTTTACCCATATTAGTAATTGCTGCATTTACTTCCTGTTTCATTTCATCAGTTACATGAGTATAAATAGCAAGTGTGGTACGTGGTTCATTGTGGCCAACACGTTCCATAATTGCTTTTAGAGGAACATTAGATTCAGCAAGAATAGAAATATGAGTATGTCTAAAGGTGTGGGTGCTTACTGGTTTTGGGAAATCAAGTTTTTTTATAGTACGATTTACATAATGTAGATCATATGGCAATCCACCATCCGTAACAAAGATATAGCCTAGGTCAGCAAATTTAGATTTCCATAATCGCCTTGCTTGATTAGCGGTAATAAAATGATTAATAATTTGTACGGCCCTTGCATCTAATTTAACCTTACGAATAGAATGAACATTCTTTGGTGGAAGGCGCATAGCAGGGTCAGAAAAGCTACCACGATTGGATAAAGTAGCGTTTACATCTATTTCAGCATTTTCTTTATCATAGTCTTGAGTGCGTAAGGCTACCATTTCACCAAATCTAAGACCAGTTAAAGATTGAAACTCACATAATAGGGATACATGATGATTGATAGTATCTAATTGTGATAGTAAATCTTTTAGTTCATCTTTAGTTAGAAATTTAGAGCGCTGTTTCTTGATGCGGTCAACATCAGCAACTGGTTTTTGAAGTTCTATATTGTCTAAGAATGAAATATCACGAATATATTCCATGCGCCTAGCGTATTTTAATGATTGTCTAATAAGACTAAGGGCCAGTTTCGTATAATTGTAGGAATACTGGCAAGCAAATTTATCGAATGTGCTTTGGATAATGTATGGTGAAAGTTTAGATAATAATATATCAGCAGGAAACCATTTCATAATTTGTTTGTGTAGATTATCCATACTATATTGTGTAGATGATTTTCTAAAAGCACGTTTAGATTCTAAATATTCAGATACAACATCATTCAATGTCATATCTTTGGCAATATCTGTATTAGTGGCCAAGTCAATTTTATTTTGCAATTCAGCTTGTGCGATTTTGTATGCTTGTCTACTATTACTATTTAATGTAACAGATATTCTTTTTGTTTTACCGCTATAAGGATCTATATAGCGTTCTTGAAATTTATATTTAGTAATACCAGCTTTGGTAGTTACAGTTTCACACCACATTAAAAATACCTCCTAGGCTAAAAAATGGTATAAGAAATAAGCCTTAGAGGTATGGTATAATATAAATATGCGGTGTCTCTAAGGCATCAAGCCTCTATCTAGTAGTAGCTAGATAGGGGCTTTTTTATTTTGTCTAATATTTTTCTGTATATTGGACTATTTAAAAATATAGTCCAATATAATGAGATATATTGGACTATAAAAATATATAGTCTAAAAAAGATTAAAATATTAGACTTAACTATCTATAATACTTAATAATTTTGGACAAATAAATGTTCTGTTTTTAGCTTTATCTGAACTAATTAAAATATCTTGATCTACCATTTTATTCAAAAGTGTAAATACAGTTTGCTTACTAGCATTGATTTCTTCGATAAGTTGTTTACTTGTAAATATAGGATGCTGAAAAATAAAGTCTAAAATCGGAATGAAGTAATATGATTTTATAGAATCACCTAAAGATTTAAACTGTTCATATAAAGCTAAAATATTTAAAGCTTTCTTGGTATTGTTATGGGATTCAGCAATTATGCCACTTAGGAAAAAATAAATCCAAGATACCCAGTTATTACTTTTAGAAATATTGGCTAAATTATGAATATACTCATCACGATTACGTTCGAAATAAGAGCTCATGTAGAATATGGGAGATGGAATAATTCCACGATAATAAAAGAATAGAGGAATTAGCAATCTGCCTATACGTCCATTACCATCTTCAAATGGATGGATCATTTCAAATTGTGCATGAATAATAGCTGCTTGAATTAATGGATTTATCTCATCATGGTGGAAATACATTTCTAGATTAGACATATAAGAATCTGTTAGTTGTGGAGAAACAGGTGTATAAGAAATAAAATCATATCCACCGATATAGTTTTGTAGTTTTTTAAAAGCACCAGGATGTTTTGTAGACCCACGAACATTATCTAGGAGAATGGCATGCATTTCTTTAATAATTTTTATTGTTAATGGTTCTTTACTATTGGGATTTGATAATTGATTATATGGTGAAATAGTATCTAATGCATGTTTTAATGCAGAACGATAATTTAGAATTTCTTTTAACTCATCATCTTGAATATCAGTTTGGTTACCAGCTTCATGATTAAGAATATCTTCAAGCGTTGCGTGAGTACCTTCTAATTTAGAAGATAACACGGCCTCTTGTGTAGTGATAGGTGATAAAAGCAAAACAGGATTCGGCGTATTAACTAAAAAGCCTTTATATTCACCTAATGCCATATTCGCCTCGGAAGATAGTTTAATTAATTCAGGAGTGAGTAAATTAAAAGTATCAAAAGGTAAACGTTCAGGCTCATATGGTGGCGGTGCAGATCTACGCAATTCTACAAGCCTTTCATCCGTAATATTAGACATAAAATATAACTCCTATAAAATAAGCAACATAATATAATTGGAAAGTTTTACAGTATATGATGATAAAAATCAATAGTTTCTAACATATCATCTGTAAGTTCTTTCTGTCTTACCATATGTTCAATAAGATTAACATGTTGATCTATATGAAAATCATCATTAATGATATGCAGCAATTCATGCTTTACTTCATTACGCATATCTTCAAATGACATATTCTTGCGAATATAAATGTTGTGTACACCTTCATCTTCCCCAGTTGATGAAATGGCTTTCACATTTGGAATATCACACTCAATAATATTAACAATCAAACTAACAACCCCTAATAGTATTATTTTTTATTTCTAGATTTGATAAATTCTATATAGTTTACCGCTTCTTGCATTTCCTCTTTAGAGATACCACGAGATGCGGAGAATAACATACGCATTTCTGGACGAGTACGAAGCATTTCCGCATATTCAGCAGTTTCTGCATCTAAATAATAATCTTCTGTTTGTTTAGAAAGAGTAGAAGTAGAACCTTGATGCGGTTCCTGCCAACCCATTAGATATGCTGGTGTAGTATTCAATGCTTTTGCTAAAGGCTCAAGTACATCAATTGGCATATTTTCAATATCACCATTTTCATATCTATATATAGTAGCTCTATTTTTGTTTAACAACTTAGCTAATGCATCTGCAGTATAACCTAGTTCTAATCTACGTTGCTTAATACGTTCTCCGATTCTCATATGAAAACCTCACTTTCTATTTGATTACATAATACAATACAATTCGCAAAAATGCAACAAATATTTTTAAACAATCTATAAAATCGCACGAAATGCGAAAAATATTGTTGACATGCATTTTTCAATAGGGTAATATCTAAATAAAGGTAGTCGCATATAAGCGACAAATAAGAAAAAGGGGGAATAGATATGGTGAATATCAGAAAGCTGAAAGCTAAATTAGTGGAAAAAGATATTTCCATTATTGAGTTAGCAAATGTACTTGGGATTGATAAATCTACAGTATATAGAAAGCTTAATAAGTCTGGGGAAAACTTCACAGTAAAAGATGTTGAAAAAATTTCTAAGGCGCTATCTTTAACTTATGATGATATTAATGATATTTTTTTTACAAATATAGTCGCATAATATGCGACAAGTTATGAGTTAGAAAAGGTGAAGTCAAATGGAAGAAGCCAGTAAAGCATTTATAAATGAAATGCAAATAGATGTTAGTCAAAAGCGAGTTACTAAATTAATTGAAGCCAAGAAGACTATTAAAGAAGTAATACATTATGATCCCAGTGAAAAATCAAAATATAAAACGATAGTTAATATGATTGATGAAGTAATTGTGGATGAACTTAAAGTCCAAGAAAACCATATAAATAAAACTACAAATAAAGTAGAAGTCATTATTAATCCTAAGCTAAAAGAACATATGAAGTTAGCACTAAATAGTAACTCGTTAGAGTATGACAATAGATTATCTAGTGATGAGGCTGTAAATCATTTAGCAGATACATTTATTCAGATGAAAAACATTATGGACAGAGTTGCAATTGAAGATGCTTGGTACACGAAAGCATTTGGGGATGAAGTAGAAAATGCCCTTATCACAATGGCTGTAATAAAGGCATTTGGCATTGGTAAACAATCTGAACATTATTTAGGTGTTGTTAAGAAAGTAGTAAGAGAGCTTAAAACTGCACTAAGTAAAGGCTGATAATCTTTAATTTTATCAGCGATTGAGGAAAGCATACCTTGTTCAATTGGTGCTTTCATCTCAATACGATCATATAAAGATTTTAACTCTTTTAATAGTAATGCTTTATCTTCTTCGGAAAAATCGGAAGACTTTACAAGTTCTTGAACATCAGAAAATGAGCAGTTGTTATTGATGATGTTAGATGAGTTGTTATCACCTACAATACCATAATTAGCGCCCATTATATTGATGCTAGGACTAGATGCATTAGCTTGAACATTCTCTACTTCTTGAATGCCTAGAGCTGTAAGTTTTAAAGAAATTGGTAAACCAGTACATGGAATATAGTTTTTAACAAATCCAGCTTCTTTTAAATACTCTACTTGCATTTCTAATGAACGGCGTTCTTCAGCTGATAGATTATCAAATGTATCTCTTGCTATATTGAATGCTTCATATAAATTTTGAGCATCATAGATTTGTTTCAAAAGAGATAATGCATCATTGTGTATTGACATAATTCCACCTCCTTTCAAGGTGATTATATCAATTATAAAAGAAAGATGAAATAGAAAGGAATGTGTAGCAATGGAAAGTGTTCAACCAAAATACGTGCCTATTAGCATACTAGCTAAGATATGGGGACGAAGCAAAATGTATATCTATAGAAGAATAGATATGATCCGCAATGAAGGTAGATTTAATGAAATCTGTATGCAACTAGGACCACAACAAACGCTGGTACATGTAGATAAATTTGAAGCATGGATGAAAGGGCAGCACATGAAGTGGCTAAAGGGGGCATAAAAGATGAACATTATAAATCTAATAACAACCGTGCAATGGTGTTTGGGGATATTGGGGTTAGGACTATATGGAGGAATTGAGCAAGCAGAAGGCTGGCAAATATTAATCAATATAGTATTAACAATAACAACTGGCATCACAATTTGGATGTTAGGCAGGGTTAAGGAGGTGATAAAACATGAGAGACAAAAGAGAAAAAGCACTAGATCTACTAAAAACATATTTAATGTTTGATGATGAAGAAATGCAAGTTTTAAGGGAACGAATTACATCAATTAGCGTAAACAATAAAAGTACAAGTTTAGACTTTACTATTCTTGCTAATGGATGCGCTATTTTTGTTAAGCGAAAGACTGGGGAATATGTATTACGCATAACAGGTAAGGGCCCAATTAAAGAGAACAAAGTATATCTTGCATTAAGGGCAAGAGAAATATTGCTTGATGCGGTGATGAATAATGAGTAAACACTGCAGCATATGTGATGAGTGCAATAAAAAAAGCCATGCCTACATACACTGTAGACAGGCTAAAGGAATTATATGTATGGAACATTGCGATGCATGCCAATATTTAGAGATTGAACAAGGCGACATGTATTGCAATTATCCTAGGCAAAAAGAAAAGGCCACTAATTAAAGTAGCCCTTTCAGGCACGTAATTACGCACCAAACCTAACGTAATTATATCACACATGGGCATAAAAGACTAGGGAAAAGCTTATTCCAAGGCTTTTCTTATTAACTAGATATAACATATTAACAAATCAACCATGGGGTAATTACGATGAGGAAGCGTAAAAAAGTCATATCTAAAAACATGATAGAAGTACTTGATTATCACACATCAAGAACATATAGAAAGAATGGCAAGCGTGTAAAAAAGAAAAACATCACACCAGAAGCCGTGAAAAAGCAAAATGAAAAACAAGCAGAAGCAATGCTGCGTATGTTGATTGATAATAACTTCACTACAAATGATTGTTACATCACACTCACATATAAAGAACAGCCTGCTACATGGGAAGATGCAAAGAAAGATATTCAGAATTTTATAAGACGGCTTAAACGTAGATATAAAAAACTGGATAAAGAATTGAAATACATTTACATAGCGGAGGGAAAAACAAGAATACATTTCCACATGATCATCAATAATGCAGAACTATATTCAGATGAATTGAATGAACTTTGGCCACATGGCATGCATAAGTTGATGTTGTATCAAGGAAGAGCAGAAGATGCAGTGAGATTAGCAAGCTACTTTGTAAAAGAAAAAAGAAGTGCATGCTATTCAGATAAAGAAGATGCATTTAAGCGCAGGTGGAACAGTAGCAAGAACTTAGAAAAACCAAAAGTAAAAACAGAGATTTTAAAGCCGAGCGAATGGAGAGATTATATCCAACCGCCAAAAGGCTATTACGTAGAAACAGATAGTGTAGTTGAGTCTGTATCAGAAGAAGGATATCCTTATAGATTTTACAGATTAATAAGACTTGAGGAGGGAAAACATGGCACTACTAGGGATAGGTATTGTGATAGGGGCAATGTTAGGAGTAACAATAATGGCATTATGCGTAATTAGTAAAGAATGTGAAAAATGGGAGGAAGAATTAAATGATAAACGTAAATGAGGTATTTTTAAGCGGTAATGTAGTAGCGGATGCAGAGCTACGATATACAAAAACAGGAAAGCCAGTACTCACATTTAGAATGGCAACCAATAAATATGTAAACGAGCAACAAACAACACAATACCACAACATAGTTTGTTGGGTTGATGCGGAACTTTACAGTGGGTTACGTAAAGGTGATTTTGTAGCAGTAAATGGCGAATTAAGAACTAGATCCTACGAAAAAGACGGAAGTAAAAGATACATCACAGAGATTGTAGTCAAAAATCTTACATATGGCCTTAAACAAAATGAAAGTGGAGCAAGTAATTTTGAAAATGGATTTGTAGATGATGATGAAACAATTCCATTCTAGGAGGGAATATGCGAAGAGGTAGACCAAGAAAGATATGTAGCCACTCATTTGGACCAGCAAAAAGCGGTGCGCTATGGGTAAAAGCATC